GTGTATACACTGCTTTCTTTCCATACAGTTGAACCTGGTTAATGATGTCAGTAGCTTCAGTAGGAGAAACTAAAACATTCTCTACCTGAATTTCTACATCATCGTATGTTGCAGCACCCATTTCATCTTCACCAGTTTTAACACGATCTACTAATGTGACAGTAATTCCTTTAATCATAGAATTCTATCACTCCAATCCGTTGCTTAGTGAAGCCTAATCGTTTCAATTCTGCATTTTTGATGAAGATACCACCACCAGGAACGAGATACGAGCCACTCACTGAGTAACCTAGAGCGCTTTGGCTGAATTGAGTCATCGGCTCTTGTTCTGTAGAAGTCATTAATGTACGAGCTACAATATCAACTACTACAGACTTAACCACGTTCTCATAACTAGAACGCTCTACAACCATGTTATCTAAATCTTTTCCATAGCGAAGAGCCTCTTCCCTCAGCATGTCAGATACAGTGGCAAGAAGCGCCTTTGCTCTATCAAGTTCAGACGGTTGCAGTCGTTTCCAGAGTCGCTGTAAATCGTCTAAAGTCGCAAATGAGTCCATTATTCATCATCCTTTGCTTCTTTCTTCGGTTTAGCTTTAGTTTTCTTTTCTTCGACGAGTTCCCAATCTCCAGAAAGTTCACTTTCTACTGAAATTTCTACTCCATTGTTTACATTTCGATAAGTTGGCATAAATTACCTCCTACGCTTCTTTAACTCGCGCAAATGCTGTTGCATCTAAAATTCCCCAGCCAATAAAAGCTTCTGCACGTAAACAGATTTCGTTATAAGCTTTTAAGTCACGACCAGTTCCGTCTGGGTCACCAAATTGAATGATTTCTAAAGGCATATTTTCAGCATATCCCCATTTGAAGCGGTTTTCAAAGTCTCCCACAATAACATGGTCTTTTTCTAAGTTGCTGCCTTGTTTTGTTAAGTTTTTGTTGATTTCTAATTTATGATCAGCAAATTCTTTTGGTCTTCCGCCAAAACTAAATTCAGAATATTTAGCATCTTCATTTTTATTTTTAATTTTAGACATTGCACGAGCTGCCGTTGGTGACATAGCGATACCAGTTACGTCGTTATCAGTTGCGACAACTGCTTGAATTGCATCTTCAATATTTGCATCAATTTGCGCTTCTGCATAAGTGACGACATTAGTTGTCACTAAACCGTCAAATGAGTTAGTAGCTTTAAAAGTTGCATCCGTTAATGTTTTTGGTTCTACTCCATGCAAAGCTGCAATGTCGAACGCTTGAGCGATTTTTGTAGCAAAACCATCGGTAAACAATGACATATATTCAATTTGTTTTTCTTCAGAAGCACGTAAGAATTCGTCTGAAATACGTGCTTGGTAAACGAATTTTAAAGGTTTGATGATTACAGGTTCAATTTTAGCTTCTCCTGCTTCTTTCTTTTTACCTTCTCCAACAATTTGAGCATCTCCTTCTAAATTGAAGATAAATTGTTCTGTTCCGTTAAATGGGATTGGCGTTTGTGTTGATAACTGAGCTAATACTGATGTTCCTTGTACTTTTGAAATTAATTCTTTAACCAATTCTGGTTTAAATAATGTTCCTGCTTGTAATGTTGTCATATATTTTTCCTCTTTTCTATTGATTTAATTGTTGTAACATTTGTCGCATTGCTGTCGTTCTTTCATCGCCTACGACTGGTTCAACATCTTTCAGTGGAGCGACTGTTTTTGGTTTGATAAATGCAGATAAACGTTCCGCATCGGCTTGCAAGCTCTCTTCGTCGCTACCTTGTAATCTGTCTACCAATTCATAAGGAAGACCGTTTCGCAATGCAATTTGTGTACGAAGCTGCGTTCCCTTGAACTTCTCAACAACTTGGTTAACTTCTGCTAATTCAGACTCTTTAGCGCTAATAAATTCGTCTTTCTCAGCTAGTAGTTTGCTATTGCCGTCGATTGTTGCTAGTAACTCAGCGTTCGTTTTTTCCAATTCCTTCACACGAGATTCTAACTTTTCTAATCCGGCATACTTCTCTTTCTGACGAGCGAGTCGTTCACCAATGATTCGGTCTAGTTCTTCTTGTGTTTCAATCGTTTTAAATTCAGACATGTTACTGTCTCCTTTCTCCGCGTTAACCTGCGCGTGCAGTAATTTTTTTTATTAAAAAAAGCCACTACATAAGCAGTGACTTTTAGTTTAATAACTGATTTTTTGTTTTTTCTTTGGCTTAGCTGTTGCACAAAGCCAATGCGCTAACAAGGCGCTGTCCATAAGACTGATATCTACATCATCGAAGTGTGAACGATATCCAAATCCACCGTTTGAACCAATGTTACGTTTGTCGCAATTGGTTACGACTTTAGAAAGTGACGGTTGACCTGAGTGGCAAATGGTTTTCTGATACACACCTTGCTCAAACATAGCGTTTGCTACGATGATTTCTTTCACGGTTGGCAGCACTACATTCCTGATTCTGAACTCTTTCAATTCATCATCAAGAACTTTCTGTCCACTAGCACCATCTATAGCGATTTGAGACGGTTTAGCTTTCCTTAAGAAATCAACTATCCATCCATTACCATTTCGAACAGATTGACAATCGACAGTTTCAACGAAGATATCATCAAAATCTGTCCTAATAGCAATACTCAATGCTACGTTAGTACCATCTTGACCATATTTGATTCCAACGAACATAGGCCCTTTAAATTTAGGCACTTCATCAAGTCTAAGAGCCTCCCACTCAGCTTCTGAAATTGCTGATTTTTGGTTGTAAGTAGGCCAAAACCCAAGACGCTGGATGTTATGGTCTAGTTTATCGTCACCTAGTTCGGCTTCAATCTTACGTTCGTCTAAGTGATAACCCATTGAAGGGTTAGAATTGTACCAGGCTTCAATGTCTGATATCTCTTTCTCAGTAGATACAGACCACTCTGCCCATCCGGAATACTTACCCCGACCAAATAGACACGTTTCACGGAATTTGCTGAATACAGTCCCACTCGACACAGGAGTTGGAGGAGTTCCACACATAA